TGCGATAATAGCATTAAGGTATTTACCATCTTTTACTTTTGTCTTATCAATCTTAGATAAGTCCAAACTTATATTTACTAATCCTGCCATAATTTAATTATTTAATAATTGTTCTTTAACTTTTTTGCTTAATTTATACTTAGCTTCTATTGCTTGAATTTTACCACCGTTTTTAATATACTCTATTGCTTTACTAAATTCAGGTGTATTTTCATTCAACCAATCTTTTTGTACTTCGCTTACTTCATTTACAGTTGCATTACCATCATCATCTTCAGCTTGTAATGCTAATAATGATTGTAGTGTATAACGTCTATAATAAGTAATTGCGCTACCTAACTTCTGAGGGTCAGCAATTGGTGGTAAAAACATAGTAGATTCTACGCTACCACCTTCAGTGTCTATAATAACACTTTTTACTTGATTGTCTTGTATAGGTTGTATCAATACCAATTCTTGCTTTTGCAATAAAGGCATTACTTGTCTTAATAAAGAGTTAATATCAAAATACTTAGAATTGTAAAAAGGATTCTTAGCATCTTTAGATATTGCTCCTATTTCTGTTTGAACTTTTAAAAGTTTACTATATATATTAGTATTCATTTTCTAAATAATCTTTAATGGTTGTTTCTAAAACGCTAACCAAAGCTGTTGATAGCTCTAGTTTTTGTTTTAGCTTATTTATTTCTAATTCTAATGCTGAAATTCTAGCATCTTTTAGTCTTATTAAATCATCTGTATGTGTCATATTAAATTTATTTATGTAAATATATAAAAAACTTTTTAATAAAAAAAACCGGCAAATATAAAATCTACCGGCTTTCTAAGGACAGACACAGAAAAAATCAATCTAATAATTTAATTTTGTTTTTATAGTATTCAATTTTGTCTAATAAATCAGCGTTAGATATTTTAACTATATTTTTAGATAAATTCAAAAGCTGTTCAGCAATACCATCACCAAACTCTTTATCTAAATTTAATCCAAATTTGTACTGCTCCCCATACCTAAACACGTTACAAGCTGCACATTGTACTTGACAGTTAGTTTCATCCCACCTGGTTGCATAGTGTTTTCTTGATTGAAAATGCCCGCATTGTAATTTTTTCCAATGGTCTTTTTTGCCACAAGTGAAACATTTCGTTGCTTCTCCTACGGCGTTTCTACGTCTGATATATTCACTAAATAAATTATCTAAACGTTTTACTAATTGACTCCTTGTTGGCTTTTTCTTTTTCACTTAGCATTGATTAATTAACAGCATGTCGCCTAAATCTCTATCTAAAACTTTTATAGCTCTATATATAATTCTAGACTTCTTTTTAGTCTCATATCTATCGGCCTTAGTAGAGTCACTACCTAAATTAGTATACATTATAGCATCTAATTCTAATAGTCTATTAATTTTATCTTTGTCTGATATTGTTTTGTAATTTAAAATCTTGTTAACCATGTAGTCTGTCATTTTAGTAAATATATAAATTAATAATTAGAATAAAAAAGAAAAAAGAAAAAGGACAAAAAGAAAAAACAAAAAAAACCAGGTAAAAAAAAATAAAAAAATTTAATTACCTGTTCCAACAATCGTCCATCTTTATTAGGGTATTGAAGTTCTTTTGTCAAAAGTATAAAAATTATAATTACCTGTAAAGATAAGTTATTAACTATTTTTTTTAAATTTTTCCCAAGTCCTACCAACAAAATAAGCCCCGTATACAGTTATTAGCAAACTTTGAAAAATCGGTATATATTCTTTTTGTATTTTAAACTCTGCTATATTGCCATCAGTAAAAGCAAATAAAGTAAACATAGTTGTAAGGAATATCAAAACCATTGGTCTTATATTTTTAGATAAAAAAGAGTCTGACTGCATATCAAACCTCCATCTTTCAGTTACTTGTTCTTGAGCTTCTTTATCAGCTTTCTCAAGTAGTTCTTGAACCATTCTCTTGGCCTCTAAGCGCTCTTCTTCTGTTGTGGTAAGGTTATCTATTATTTTACCAATATCCTTTATTAAACCGCCTGATATTAATTGTAGTATCTTTTTCATTAGTATATCCAAGTTACTCCTTGTGCTTTTTCAAAATCTATGTCAATATGAATAAATTTTTTTGCTATTCCAACTCTACTAAATCCTACATCTAAAATACAATTTAATAAATCAAATCTATCTGTACTATTTGTACAAGCTATGTCTACTGCTAAACCTTTTAAATGGCTACTTGTTTCTACACCGCCAACTGCTTCGTTGTGTGCAGGTGTTCTAAAGCCACTTGTAATGTGTATGGGTTTGTCGAATTTGTCTCTTACTTCGTCTAGCATTTCTAGCAAAGTCTTATCCATAAGCTGACCACTACCTTGTACGTCAGGACTGTCAAACTCTGAGTAATTAAAGTACTTCATTTTTTATTTCTTAGTTGATACCATTTCTGTAAGGTATAACCTATTGAGACAACAAGCAACATTAACTTTAAAGTGAGTTCTACGCCATCAACAGTACTTATAGTCATAGCTGATAAGTTTAGCGCATATACTTTAAAACTATTTATATCCATAATTAAAAGTTTCTTCCTAAAAAGGAGTGTACGCCATTTCCCTCTACTTCAATTTCGTAAGATTTCCAACCATAAGGGCTTTCATCTAAACCTTGCCAAAGTACATCTACACTATATTTGTCAGAATATATAGGCTCTACTATTACATTACCATCTATATCCCATTCAGGCTCGTTAGTAACTAAGTAACCTAGTTTTACAATAGTGTGGTCTCCTTCTAAATAGCTTTCTTCTGTTAAATTGTCTGTAATATGTGGCAATGCAGCTATTTTATCTTCTGCTTGTTCCTGTGAGTTAAACTCGTATTTCTTAAATAGTTCCATTATAAAGATGTTAATTCTTGTAATTCTGTATTACTTAATGCTTCGTTAAATACCATAGTCTGAAAAACTTTACCTTGAAATTTTTGAGCACCACCACCAGCGGCAAATCTGAGTTGATTTATTCCAGAGGGTACTTCACCTAAAGTATCGGTATGCACAACAGAACCGTTAAAAGCAAATTTAAACTCATTTTGTTTATATGTTACCGCTAATTTAATTCTAGTGTTATATGATATATTTTGATATTTTTCAGCATACAAATTAGGGTCTTCATATACTCCCATTCTTACTTGTGTGGAATTTACAAAGCTAAAAAATATTTTATTTTGTACTGTACTGTTAGACAAACTTATTCTAGGGTCTCCTAAATGTGTAAATGGTTCTATGTCTAAAAATATAGTTCCATCGCCACTAAATAAATTAGCATCTCCAGCACCATAGACATTATCTTCTGTTCTTGTAACTATACCTGTTGTAGTTGGTATTAGGCTAGTCGCATAATCTCCTTCTTCTATTTGACCACCATATAAATAGATATTTTCACCTGATGTATAACTTCCATTGAAATACAAAGCAAATTGCAAATTTGTACTTGTGGAAGTGAAATTAAAAGAAATTCGATACCAATCGTTTGGATATGCTTCTATTTTTTTATTTGTAGCATTTTGGCTTGAAACTTCTGTGCCTGTTGATAAATTTACATCTATCCTTGATGACGAAAAACCTTCTTGCAATCTAATTTGATTGTGCGTTCCTGCTTTTACAAATGCAGATATATTGTGCGTTACACCTGATGTTCCAATAAACCCTTTGAACGCAACCGCAGTTCCCGATGTGGTAGCCTGTACTTTTGCACCTTCATTCGTTCCATTAGGTGCTGTTGTTTGGTTGTTTGATGTTGTTACGCCTATTGGTGAGTAACCTGTTAAAGAGTTATTAGGAAAAACCCTGTTTGTTCTTGAAGGTTCTAATAATAAATGTGGGTCTTGTGGGTTTGTAGGGTCGTAGTTAAGTCTCGCTTGGTCTGCAACTACGCTTTCTATAAGTCCATCTTTGTTTACTCTTGTAGCTAATGGACTACTATCTACTGTAAAATCTCCATCGCCATTACTAGGCACTACTGAATACAATTTGTCAGCACTAGCTTTATACCCACTAGGTATTTGTACTAAACTTGCTTTTTGGTATAAACTCATTATAATATATTTTGTAAATTCTTAATCATTGTACTTGTTCCTTCTGCTACACCGCCATCTAAGGTAACTCTTGCACTAAAGTCTATTGCGTTTCCTATTGCGTTGGTGTGTGTAGTCTGTGCTGCTACATTTATATAACCAGCACCGTTTATTAATTGGTTGTTATTAGTTGGTATTGTGGGTGTGTTTTCTAAGTCGTCATAGTCTCCACTTGTGGCTACGGATGCTAAGTTGGGTGTGCCTGACAAATCACTATAAGCACCTGTTGTAGCTACTGTTGCAAGTGTAGGCTTATTTTGTATAAAAGCATCGCCAGTAGTTGCAGTCCAATCTGCATTAACATTTACTTCTGCGCCCTCCGCAATAGTTCCTAATTTTGTACTACTTGTACTATCAAAACTAATCTTAGCGTTATTGGTTGTAATATCTAACGCTTGTTGTGTGGTAATTCCTACTTTGGCATTATTAGTAACAATATCGGCAGCTTGTTGTGTAGTGATACCCACCTTTGCATTATTCGTAATAATGTCTGATGTTTGCTGTGCTGTTATGCCTGTCTTTGCGTTGTTTGTAGCTACATCACTTTCAATAGTATCTAAATCTACTGCTTGTGTTACACTAATAAAACCAACCTTTGTACTATCCGCACTAGGATAAGATATTTTTGAATTGTTAGTAGTAATGTCGCTTGATTGTTGCGCTGTTATACCAACCTTTGCATTATTTGTGGTAATATCTGATGCCTGTTGCGTAGTAATACCAACTTTTGATGTGTTTGCTATTATAGCATTAGCCTGTTCGGTTGTTATACCTGTTTTGGCTGTGTTTGCTACTATTGCATCTGCTTGTCCTGTCGTTATACCTACCTTACTATTATTTGTAGTTATGTCTGCTGCTTGTTGAGCAGTAATAGTTGTAGTATCTCCTGCTAAAGCAGTCGTAGATGTTGTACCTAATTGTAGTAATTCAGTATCTCCTTCTAAAGCTGTACCTGCTGTTGTTCCAAGCACCATACTGACTTTAGCGTTGTTTGCTGTTATGTCATTAGCCTGTTGTGTGGTAATACCTATTTTAGCGTTGTTTGTGAGTATATCACTTGCCTGTTGAGCAGTTATACCTACTTTAGCGTTATTCGTTGTTACATCGCTTTCTATGGTGTCTAAATCAACAGCTTGAGTAATACTTATGAAGCCTACTTTTGTACTGTCAGTAGAAGGGTAACTAACTTTAGCATTATTTGTAACAATATCTGCTGCTTGTTGGGTGCTTATACCTACCTTAGAATTGTTAGTAGCTATATCGCTTTCCATTGTATCTAAGTCCACCGCTTGGCTAACTGATATATTTCCTAGCTTAGTAAGGTTTTCAGTAGTAGTATATTTATTTGTACCCTCGCTAATATCGTCAGTATCTAAAACTACATCGCCTGTTTGAGTGTTTACGCTTGTAACACCACTTGCACCACCTGTTGAAGCAATAGTAACAGTACCATCAACCTCTGTTACCGTAACATTAGTACCTGCTGTTATTGTAAGTGTTTCGCTTGTTTCTAAAGTATTACCTCCTGCTATTATTGGTCTGCGTGTTACCTTTGCATTGTTTGAAGTAATATCAGCAGCTTGTTGAGTTGTTATACCTACTTTAGCAGTATTGTTTGTTATTGCTGTTGCTTGTTCAGATGTTATACCTACTTTACTGTTGTTGGTTTGTATATCACTAGCTTGTTGTACTGTAATACCTGTTTTAGCTGTATTAGCTACAATTGCATTGGATTGTTCAGTAGTAATACCTGTTTTTAAAGTATTGGCAGCTATTTCGTTTGCTTGGCCTGTTGTTATTCCTACCTTTAAAGTGTTGGCTGATATCTCACTAGATTGCTGTGTTGTTATACCAACCTTATTATTGTTAGTTAAAATATCAGCGGTTTGTTGGGCGGTTATTCCAACCTTTGCGGTATTAGCTAAAATAGCATTAGATTGGTCGGTTGTTATGCCAACCTTAGAGGTGTTTGCAACAACATCAGCATTTGCAGATACTTTCGCGTCTGTATAGTACTCATTTGTACTTCCTTGTGCAATATCATCACTATTAAGAACAACATCACCTGTTTGTGTATTAACACTTGATACAGCCGAGCCAGGTAAATTAGTAAGGCCAGAACCATCACCTGTAAAAGAATTAGCAACAACATCACCTGTAGCAGTTAGGTCACCTTGGCTATTTAAAGATATACCAGTACCAGTACCTTGACCATCAGTGATTTGTCTAAGTGTATTGTTTATGATATTATTATCTTCAGTCTTTAATAAACCTTGATAAGTATCTTTAATTCTTTTATTTTGTAGCGTTGCCATCTTTTTTTACAATCAATATATTTTTGCCTAAACTACTATTGTTTAAAAACTTTTTTAATTTAACTATGTTTAGTTCTTTTGGTTTATATCTTACAATACCCATCCTTCGAAACTAGCATTTTTATCTGGATAAACATCCGAGTTACTATTAGTATAATATTCTGGAAATAAAGCTTGATTGTTAGACATATAAGAGATAAATCTATCAGTATAATACTGAGCTAAATTCCTAGATTTTTCTATAAGAAAATCAATTTCAGTTTTAGCTACCGTATCGGCATTCTCTGAATTATGCTTATATACACCTTTGTTTGCTATAGTATAACTAGCAAAAGGTAAATATTCAACCATCGCCCAATGAATAACCATTGGCTTTACGTATATGTTAACTAAAGATAAATAATTTCCAGTTAAATTATTGTCAATAATGTCTTGACTAATCTTGTTAAATAAATCAGAACCAAGATAGTTTTGAATATGTAAATCTTGAGAAATTTTAATAAATTGTAAAAACTTGTCAGTATCTACATTTCCGTTTATAGCGGTATACTTTACTAGGTCGTTACGGGTTATAAATAGTGCTTGTGCCATTATCCTTTATAGTTTGGGTGATGTCCATTATTAGGCATGTCTTTAGGTGCCTTACGAGCATCCTTATAGCCTCTAGGTGTAGGTTTATATGTCTTAGGAATATCATCAACTTCTTTATAGTTTCTAATATCCTTTTTCATTGTTTTAGATTTTAATCTGTATAGTACCTCTTCCCATACGTGACCGCAATTTACTCCGCCTTTAAATCTAAACAAGTCATAAGATTTTCCTTTATGGCCAAAAGATTTGTTTACGCCAGCATTACTCGCTTTATCAATATCTTCTACTCTATAAACTATGTTACGGCCTGTACGGCTCATCATAATTCTACAAAATTGTCTTGAGTTACCTGATGAGTACTTAGAAGCATATCGGTATCTTACTTTGTATAATGATTTGTCTAAATAACTAAAGCCGCTTTTCTTAGAATCAATTGACTTTTTTTCTAAATTTTCTTGTTTAGAGTCTATTAAGTTACTCGCCCAGTCTTCTACGCTTTCGTTATCGTCTTTAAATTCTCTTGAGTCTACTGCTTCCCAACGGTTAGATACTTTTTCTCCTCTTAAATCATCTAGTAAAGTATCAAACTCTTCGTCGCTTAAATCTTCTTTAGACATTTTAATACCAGTTTCCTCTTCGCGTTGCTCTGCATTTACAATATCTTCAGTATCTGTAAACTCTAATGGTTGTATTGTTTTAAAATATAAATTTAAAGAAATATCATTTACCGCTAATATAGCATCAAAGCATTCAGTCAACAATTGTTGGTAAGGTTTTATTACAATATTGTCAAATAATAAAGTTGCTGTTTTAATCTCTTCAGCATTATTACCAAGTCCAGAATTCCCATCTTTAACGCCAATCAATAAAGGTGAAGTAATTCTATGTGCTATGATTAATTTTTTAATACACTCATTAGATAAATACTCATAATGTTGTGGAGCATCATTTAATGGAATATCATCTATAGTTGTTTTTGACTCTATATTGTTATTAAATGCAACAATTACTTTTTCTCCTCTAGAGCCAGTAAGCTTGCCAAGTACATCATCTTTTACTTGCATTTGCTTTTCTCTATCTGGTACTCCGTTATTAAAGTTTACTACTTTAGTTCCAGAAAAGCCACATTGCACTTCATTGATTAAATAATCAGCAACTTCCTCTTCTAGTTCCGCATAAGCTAATCCACCTTGATAATCTACAGGCGCATAATAATCAAAACCAGATACATATCTTTTAATAATTTTTATCTCTGACTCTTTACCGTTACCAAATCCGAACGCTGGTATTCTTTTAGGGCTCTCTGATGGCTTTAATTTTGACCAGTCATAGTGATAATAGTAAGCCTCGATTTGACCGTCCTCGTTGCATTTTTCAGCACGTAATGTTTGCCTTGGGAAATGTTCAGCTTTTAATACTTTACTATTCTTGTAAATAATTTGCATTGAACCTTCGCCAAGTAGCTTAAGGTCTTGTACGGTTTTTTGTATACAACTATTAGAAAATATAGAACGCATTTGAGCGTATTCGTCTGGTTTTTTAGAGGAGTTAGTTGCATCCAGGCCTTTACCATATATCATATTTACAACGCCATTGATAACAGCATTGTTTGTTGCTGAGCCGGTATATCTGTCTATGATATATTGATAATAGTTATTATCTTCACCATAATTTACCCAGTCTTTGTTTTTATTTTCTTTTATCTCTGGTCTATTATAACCCGATAAATTTAAAATATGCAAATTGTTCATACAACTATAAATTCATTATTTGATTGGTGATGTTTGTAATTATTGTCACCCTCTTCCCAAACTCCTTCTACTAAATCCCAATAATCTAAAGAAGTTTCCCAATAACCAGCGTAAGCTTGGTTAGTACAAAATATTTTATCTTTAAAAATTACATCGTTATTTTTCTTTATAGTTAAAATATAAAAATTGTTTTCAACTAAAGTAAAAACATCTGTATAAGTTCTATAATAATCATTAGACGGAAAAGTAGCTGTATTTTGTGAATATACTTCTACGTTTTGAGTCTCACTTATGATAGACACATTGTATATTTGCTCTACAGAGTCTGTATACTCTCTAGGTATAAAATCAAATGTTTGATTGCTTACACTACTTTCTAGTACTATCATATATATATAATAAAATAAAGTTAGTTTTGTTATTTTATAAAACATAAAAAAAGGGGCAAAAAGCCCCTTTAAATATAAGTAAAAAAGAAAAGATTAAAAATCAGAACCAGATGTTATTGTAATTGTAGTAGTTCCAACAGACATAGTTGAACCGTCATTGCTATCTACGTTTACAAAGTTAGCTGGTGTAGCTTCTTGAGCTTCAAAGGTAAGTGTATAACCACTCATATCTCCCATAGCCGCTCCAGTTACCATCGTTCCTCCGGTCAATTCCGCTCCGTGCTCACGACCAACTAAAAAATAGTTGTCATTGTAGTCACGTACGATAATCTGTGGACGTCCATAAGCTAATAATTTAATCTCTTTATTGTCTGCTGCAGAAAGCTTTTTCAAGCTTAAGTTTAAAGTTTGAGTAAAGAAAGATGTACCTGTATCTCTAGAGCTATTAACTGCTCCTTCAAATGATGATGTTCCTCTTAAGTCATACTTAAAAACAATAGCAGTAGTAGAATCGAAGTTCTCAACAGAGTCATCAGCCGTTTCAAGCGTAGATGCATCTAAGTCTCCGAAAGCTTCTGAAAAATAAACCTCTTTAAGTCCTCCTATCGAGTCTTTGCAAGGTTCTACTCTTCCTTTAGTTAGTGGGCATGCCATAATTTTTAAATTTTAAATAAAAAAGGTAGGCAGGAAATACCTTACCTAC